CAGACTTGTCAGCCCAGCCGCCGCCAGCAACAAGGTCGCCCCAACTTGATCCTGAATAGAATACAAACTTATTTGAATCTTCAAGCCAAACCAACATTCCCTCAGTAGGTGCGGTTAGAGCTGCATCGCGCGCAGTAGTAGAAGCGAACACCATTACCGACTGGTTCATCAGGTAAGTGTTCAACTCGGATGCGTTTAGCGCGTTACCGTTGCTAAAAACCTTATATGCCATTTATGCTGCTTTCCATAGTTCTACAGTAGTGTACCAAACATTCACATCTATTGAATGAATGACTTTAGTTATTGTGTAGTATTCGTTGATTGTTAGTTGTTCCCTAGTGAAGTCAACCCCAACAACACTGCCAGGGGTAAAGATTGCAGCTTCGGTTAGGTTGCCCAGACGGTCAATGGTTGGGGTTTCAACCTGCTTCACTAACTTGTTAGGTGCCTGGCTGAAAACATCCCCAGCCCAACGGGTTAGGTCTTCTTCATCCAAAACATTCACTGTTACGTCTGCTGATGATTCGCCGTAAAGTTCAATTGAGTCTGTGTCTTGCAGGGCAACACTAACAGTGTCATCGGATGCCAAAGTAACTTTTAGGCTGTTGAAGATTGTGTCTGCGTCTGCAGCTACAACAATGTCTGACAAGCAAAGGTGATTAGGTTCGCCATGGTTGTTACCAATAACAATTGTTGAACCTGTACCGGTTGCGTTTTCAGGTCTAGGCGTAAAAACAAGTTCTTCTGTTTCCTGATCTACCCAAAGAACACCCAACCCAACTTCTAGGGACTCGTTCAAGATAGAAGCTGCGATGATGTTCTCGCGAACACCTGTAGGGATTTTGCCAGCGGTGTCAACAGACAAGTCACTAACGGCATAGCCAGTGTCTTGCAACACACGCTCAACAGATTGCAACGGGGTAATGTACCCAACTTCGTAATCGGTTGTGTCATACGAAGCAACACGAGTGTTCACGATTTGTTTGTAAATGTCATAGGCGTTTATCTGAATAACATTTAAACCGCCTGGGTAATAGTTCACCGCAATGGTGTCGATGTACCCAGTGAACAAAGTGTGGTCTACAGTGCCGTTGTCAATGCGTAAACGGATAGAAGTGTTGGTTCTAATGTTCTTGTTTACATTCGGATCCCATGCGTAAGACTGCAAAGTCAAACGGGCAGTGCCAGGTTCAGGCTGGAAGTAGATTGCGGTGTCAATAGAACCACCAACGCTCATGTCAAACGCTGCAACAACCGTTTCAGCAGACTGCCAAAGAAGTGCTTTGCTATCGCCAAGAACATCATCGCCGCCAAGCAAAGACTCACCAAGAATGAAAATACCAAAACCGCCAAGAACATCGTCACCGCCAAGAAGTGAGATGCCAAGAATGAAAGTGTCGCCGTCAATGTCCGGGAGAAGAAACTCAACTTTGAGGTCTGTGGCAATGTTAAAATCCTCAATGATCATTAGCGACCGCCACGAATGATGGTGCTAGAACCAGAAGCCTTTAGTTGCTTGTTTAGTGTTGCCGAGATTTGAGCAGCTGATTGTGTTGACTTGATGTTGTTCACAATAGTCACAGGTGCTTTGGTTGTTGCTTTAGGTGTGTTGAAAGTCATGTTGCTGCCACCTGCAGACGGTGAAGCAGTTGACTCTAGGAAAGTATTGCCGGCTGAACCGCTAGGAACAGAAGTCAAAACACCGCCGCCAGCCTGAATGTTTTGGTAAGCAGTCCAAAGGGTTAGAACGGTTCCAAGAGCCGCTGCCAATGGTCCAAGTGAAGCAGTCAAAGCACCGGTAGCGATAGCAGAAGCAGCCATGACTGTGTTGTAAACGGTGATGGCTGTTGTGATTACCTTGAAAGTAACCGCTGCAGCTGCAAGTACACCTGAGAACGCAATAATTGCATCCTTGTTCTTTAGCACCCAGTCGGTCAAAATTGTGAACTTGTCTATCATGCCAATGGCTAGGTCGATGATTGCTTGCATTTTGGCTGTTCCCTCTGGGGTTGAGAGCCATGCTGAGAACTTGTTTAGGGTAGGCAACAAAGCCATACCAATTTGTTCTTGTAGTTCACCAAAGATTACCTGCATCTTCTGGTAAGGGTCGATGTTAGCGGCTTCGGTCGCTGCGCCCTTGAAAGTCTTTTCCAACTCAGCCATCGGGTCTTTAGCACCCTTTAGCGACGGAATGAGTTTTACCAGGGCAGTGTCAGAACCAACCAAAGACTTAGCCATAGCCTGCGAAACTGCGTCCAAAGACTTACCGGTAGCAGCCGAAGCATCCAACGCGATTTGTAGCAAACGGTTTGACTGGGTTACATCCTTAGTTGCAATGAACAACTTCTGGAACGCTGGACGCAACTCATCGTCTGCCACGCCTGCCTGGAACTGCATGCGGTTAATTGACTTCTCAGCCTGAGCAATTTGATCCTTGGTCGCGTTGGCGGTGTTCTCCATAGCCAAAGCCAACAACTTCTGTGACTTAGTGTCTTCAATAGCAGCCTTAGCCGCTTCCTCAAGTTGCTGTGTGATGATTCGTAAAGAGAACCCAACACCGATAGCAGCGAACGCGCCTGTAATGGCTTTAGAAACATTGGCGGCTTTTTTATTCATCGCAGTAAGTTGCGATTGTGCGCCCTTGGTAGCAGCTGTTAGGTTCTTGAACTCTCCAAGAATCTCAACATTGAGTACTAAACTCATTCGGCTACCTCATTCATTTCATTCCAAACGCTTATGAACGCTTGGTATTCGGTAAGAGTCAAAGCCCGGTACTGATCTGGTGACATCTTTGTCAACAAACAGAACTTAGCCATCCTCTCGGCTTGTTGCTGGTTTATGCTTTTGGGTCTGTTTCAACTGCCTTAAATAGTTCTAAGGCTTCGCTGAAAGTGACCTTGCCGGCATCTTCCATTTTGTAATTAGGATCAACGCGTTTCTTAGCAACCCAGATGATTGCCTTTAGTGCTTTGCCCTTTAGTTTCCCAACACCCATAAGTTCATCCATTGGCATCCCGCTGAGGTTCTCAATGGTTTCTACTTCGTCAAGTGTTAGTGTGCTAAAAAAATCTTGGTTCATTCTTCTGTGCCTTTCGTGGAGTTGAACGCTATAAGTGTATCAACGGTTCGGTAATAGTTCCTGTAAACCTCATCCCTAGTTATGCCTAGAGCCTTGGTAAAGAACGGTTGTGGCTTGATGTTGCGCTTGAACCAACCCCAGTGGATTGGGTTAGCGTAAGGGACTTTGCCGTTATTACCAGCCGAAACTGAAACCCTTGTCAACGCTTTAGAAACCCTGATTGAGTTCCTTAGCCTGCCTGAGCGTACTGGCACCAAGTTGCGGGCTTCTCGGGCTACAATGTCACCGGCTTGTGAGCCAGCAGCTTTGATTTCCGAGTCAGGTACACCGATGGCTTGTAGAGCCTTGATGCCTGATTTGTAGCCTTTTACCTTGATGCCAGACGCGTTGGACATTCTTACGCGGTTGCGTCGATTTCTACACCATAGTAGATGTCTGATGCAGGTGTGTGAGGTGTCTGCTTAACTGATAGTGTCACGCTGAACTTTGAGATTTCGTTAGAAGTCAAAGATAGCGGTGGCAACTGGTCAAAGATTGCAGTTCCCTTGTAATGTGGCTGATCTGCAGACGGGGTTGCGTTACCGTTAGGCGCAATAGTGAACGCTACTTCTGAACCGAAGTTGTCCCATAGAACGCGGTATAGGCTTGTGTCTTCGCCTGATGTAATACCATCAAGCTGCAGTGACCACTGTCCACCGACGCGTACTTCGCAGAAAGTCTGAACATCGCCCGGGGCATCGTCCAGGGTAAGTTCTACCATGTTTGCGTCGCATGCGTAGTCGGTTGTACCGATTTTGAAAACGATGTTACTCGCTTTGATGCGTGTTGAAGCTGCCATTGCGGGCGACCTTTCTAAATTGTGATTGCTAGTTGTGCGTAAATGTTTACCGATAGGTATTCGGCGTTGTTTGTTTGCAAGTTGTACGGCTGGTTCACAGAAGTCAAACGAGCGTAGGTCAACGGCTTGAT